ACCAATGGCCCGACTCTGAGTCTGCTGTTTTAATAATCATGCTTCTCTCGCTTTTAAAAGAGCGTCGGCAACTTTATAAGACCATGCTGCAACTTCATCAAGGGTCATCGACGCTTTGCTATAGCCCATGTAACCCTGCATTGCTGCTGACGCAAAGTAATCTCGCAATGACATTCCATGCGCCATATTGTCGGTTTCAATCCATGTTGGAAAAGCTGGTTGGCTAATTTTCATTTGTTCACCTGTTTAGATAATTTTTTAAGCATCTCGATAGCGTCCTGTACGTCTTGCATGGCCCTGTTATCCAAGACCATGCCTTCGTACCATTGCTGAAGCCGCCATGAAATCAAAATTGCTTCTTCAGTTTGATTCATCAGAAGGGGACATCCGAATCAAGGTCAGCAATGTTGCCTTCTTTAATGTTGCGATATGCGTCTTGCTTTTGCGATACTGGCGGCGCTGATTGCTCAGGTTTACCGCCAAGCATTTGCATCTGGTCTGCAACAACCTCTGTGGTGTACTGGTCAACACCGTCTTTGTTCTGCCATTTGCGGGTAGTCATGCGTCCTGCAATGTACACCTGCGAACCTTTTTTCAAGTAATCAGCGCAAATCCCTGCCAGTTTGCCAAACGCAACAATCCTGACCCATTCTGTAGCTTCTTTTTCTTTTGCTTTGTAACCAACAGCAATAGAAAAATTGCAAACAGCGTCACCTGATGCTGCATAACGCACCTCTGGGTCTTTACCAAGCCTTCCAATAAATTCACAACGATTAAGGTCGTTTGCCATATTATTTTGCTCCTGCGATGTGAACTTGGTTACCGCCATACATAGCTTTCAACACTTCTTTCTGTGAATCAGGCGCAGACTTGTACCACTTTGCAAAACACGTCTTTAAAGCCTCTAAATCGGGCTGTGCGGCCATTTCATCCACTGCGTAGTCCATATCTATCAATACGGGGATGACTTGCTTAGGCGGCGTTTTTACAGCAGCTTCACCGTCATCGTCAGCCGATGCAATGCCAAGCGCACTTTGCAGGCTATAGCGTTTTGCATAGGAAAGCGCTGAACCAAAACCCTGTGCGTCCTGTTTGCTTGCAGGGATAAATAACACTCCACAACCATATTGTTCACCAGACTCGTGAATCAATACCGTTTCAACAGCTACGCCACCTTGAGCATCATGTAACTTTTGCACAAACGCAAGACCATTGCTAGACAGCGCAGGGCGCACAGCGTCAATGACTGATGCTAGTGAACTGTATGCAGACTTAAAATGGGGATTTTTACTATCTTTCGCTGCGTGGGACATAGCAGCTTGGGCTTTCACTAATGCTTTTGCTAATTCGTTCATTTTTGTACCTTTATGTAGTCCTAGCGGGTGTGCTAGTGAGATAGATATTAAGCTATCTAAATAAATAACGCAAGTTGACACACAACAAAAGCAACAATCAGGGTCTGTCATGTTAAGATAACTACATGGATAACAGCAAAATCATTCGGATTCTTGGCGGCACAACTAAGGTAGCAAAGTTGTGTGGCGTGAGTGTTCCTGCGGTTAGCCAGTGGCGGCACAATGGCATTCCACCGGACAAGCTGGTATTCATGGCTGCTGAACTTGAGCGACTGTCTCAGGGCGTGATACACCGGAAAGATATTTTTCCGCAACATTGGAAAATGATCTGGCCTGAGTTGCATTGATGTAAAAAGTAGTAGATAATTCAGTCGTATTGTTAGATTGGACGTCTAGCAAGAGAGACCGCTTTAGAATGTACCTCGCCCCGAAAGGGGATCAACCTTAAAAAAGTTGACGTCCAACGGGGTGCAGCCTAAAGCGGTTTTTTATTTTCCCGTACTCCATACGATAACAAGCACCTAAATGGGTGGCGTGGAACGGAACATAGGCTACTGTACACCCCAGTGCAAGCCTCGCTGACTTAACTGGGTACAGCACAAGACTAGAGGACATGGTGGGACAAGACTCTAGTTCGATTGAACATTCACTCTGTGTAGCTCTGGTATCTATTTGTGCTTAATCGAATATATGTGCATAACCTCTGTTATAGATATGGGATAGGTCGGTACAGCGTAGGAAACTACACGCTTACCACCCTTGGGGAAGTTATGTCTAAAGAAAGAGATGTAAATTAAAGAAGAACATAATTTGCTTTTTTTTAAATAGATTGTTAAGCTATCTAAACACTACAAGGCAGCAATGAAGAAGAAAACGCACGAAAAGATAGACAGGTTTGCAAGGTTATACACAGGCTTCAAGCTAATCGTAAGACCCGGCAGCATGGACTTTATGAAGCACCCTTCCCGCATGGGCAACACACTTTTTTACATGGATCAAAATGGGAATTACAAAAAGTCAACAGAAAATAATTGAAGCAATTAAACAAAACGAATGGGTCACAGTAGCGCAGATAGCAGAAATAACAGGTATAGCTGAAAGCCACGTCCGAAACGCTATGAAAACGAAAGCATTTGAGAACATACGCAGAGGTAAGAAAATTCAGACACAGCCGAACGGAACTAGATACATTGGTGTTTATCAATATCCGCACAAAGACAAAAGCCATACCGAACGAGCATTAAAACTAGCAGAACAGCATCAGGGTATTTTTGGACAACTTTACTGGGCAAGTGACCTGTATGAAAACATTGAGAGAGTGGCTTAGAGATAAGCTAAAGAAAGAGACTAAACCACAGAAAGAACCAGTTTGTGATTGTTGTGGACAAGTATCAACGCTGATAGACGGTTTGTGTGAATGGTGCAGCAGGTTTTACAAGGCGCATAAATGAACATTGACAAAGCAATTGAGATTCTTGAGTCTGGTCTGGTTACGCAACAGGAGCAGGAACAACTAGTGACGATGTTGCAAAACATCCAAAAGAACGCCAGACGAGAATGTTGTAACTTTTTGATGGAATTGCACGAAGAATTTAAACAGCAACACAATCATTTCCACGTTGCGGCTGTCAAACTTTGGGAAATTAACAAGGAGCAAGCATGACTAATCTGAATGACAAAATCATTAAGGTTTTGATTGATCGTGTTAACGAGCTAGAAGCGCAATTGCATGAAAAACGTAAATTTGTTGAGCTAACGGAAGATGAAATTATTGGACATACCTGTGAATGCGTTGATGATGGAACTTTTAATATGGATTGTGCAATAGATTTTGCAAATTCTTTGCAAGAGGCTTTAAAAAGGTACAACACATGAGCTTTGATGAATTCTGGCGCAAATACCCTCGTAAAGTCGCTAAAAAGAGCGCTATGCAATCTTTTGCCAAGCTCCCTATGGATGAGCAGGAATTAGCACTTGACGCACTAGAGACGCATTGTGAGTATTGGAAGCTAAAAGAGACAGCGACTGATTACATCCCACATCCTGCGACATGGCTTAATCAAGGTCGTTACTACGACGAACTGGATATGCAACCTAAACAACCTAAAAAACCTGCGTTGCCTTGGTACTCAACTGAGCAACTTACGATGGACAAAGCGAGGGAAATGAGTATGACACCAAGACCGGGCGAGGATATGGGTCAATTTAGGGCTAGGATTGCTCAGAAAGTAGCGGAGGCAGCGTGAGCTACATCATTGCTAGTCTGCCACCAGTGAAGTGCTTTGTGCGCCGTGAATACTTGTACAACTTTGAAAAAGGACATGGCGAGCTTGAACCAGCAATCTGGGTAAGCATTAAAGCGCTGCGTGGACAAGTATTTCGTGTTGAATCATTGCTTCCTGCATACGGTGCGTTGTACGACAAACTGCCAATAAGCGCTTATGTTTGGAAAACAGAACACAGCGATTTGCCTATTGACACGCTACAGCTCTGGGACTGTATGTCGTACCGTTTTACGGTGCATGAAAAGATTGGTCTGCGTAACCTTGGCGTGAAGTTTTTGGGTAAAGACAAAGAATGGCACTTTGGCAATTACCTGTTTACCGTCGACTTTTGCGCTGACGGTATGGACGCAGACACTGGATTCACAGAGCAAGCTGAAGAACACAAGAGCTTTAACTTTATTAAGCTAGAAAACGGGCAGTTTGCGATACAGCCAAACAATCGTTGCCTTTGGTATGACCAGTCACTAATCCCCGCTGAAACGAAATTTCCTGACTTTCAAGCTGCTCGCACCATCTGGACTGTGGATGGAACACGCAAATGGAGCGCTGGGGACGATTGGTTCTACGACATAAAGGACAGAACATGAAAGACCAGCATGACGCAATCGACTACATCTACAAAACAGCGCCTGAATATGCTGCTGCAAAGGGCAAATTAGCAGAGCTTGAAGTCTACAAATCGAGCTTAAAAGCCATTTTGATGAAGAAAAGCTACGAAACAGCTATTGGAGCGCAGGAGCGGGAAGCCTACGCACACGAAGATTATCAGACATTGTGCAAAGCAATCGGCGAAGCGACAGAACAGGCAGAATTGCTCAAATGGCGGCTAGAATCGGCAAAAATGCGCTTTGACGCATGGCGCACAGAGCAGGCAAGTAACCGTAACTTAGAGAGGATGACCAAATGATTGATTACAGCTCAACACTTATAAAACTCATGGCAGCGGTCAAGATTTATCGCCAGCTAATCCTAAAAGCTAGGTTTGACGAAGCCGCAGACGTTGCAGCCGATATGCAAATCCTGACAAACGAACTCCAACAATGGACTGAAGACCAATGTACAGAAATACAAAACTTCTAGAAAAGTGCCGGGACTTGCCTTGTCAACTATGCGGCGCTGAAGACGGTACAGTTGTTGCAGCGCACAGTAACCAGCTACGGGATGGCAAAGGACGGGGACTTAAAGCGCACGATTACCGCATAGCCAGTCTATGTTTTAAATGCCATAGCCAGATTGACCAAGGCAAAGACCTCAACCGGGTGATGCGTGTTGAGTTATGGGAACTGGCGCACAGAAAGACGATTGGCGAGCTATTTGAGCGTGGGTTTATCAAATGTTAGCCACAATGCAATTACCGTTGCCACCGAGCGTAAATCGGTACTGGAACAGCTTCAGGGGGCGAGTTTTTGTCAGCGCAGCGGGTAAGCTATACAAAAAACAAGTTCAGGAGTACATTGCCTCTAATAATGTCGTAAAATTTGACAATAAGCGTCTTTTTGCGTTCATTCGGGTACATCCAAAAGACAAGCGTAAGTTTGACATTGATAACAGGCTTAAGAGCTTGTTGGATGCGCTAGAAGACGCAGGCGTTTTTGACAACGACGAACAGTTTGATGAAATTCACGTCAGTCGAGGCGAGATTTACAAGAATGGGTGTGTGTCAGTTGTAATCGGTACTCTTGAGGACTAATAATGGACTTCCCTGCCACCTTCGTGTCAACGCTGCTGCATAGCGCTACAAACACGCACTTTATGCACTTTCAGACCGAAAGCTACGCAGAACACAAAGCGCTTCAAATGTATTACGAAGGCATTGTGGACTTGGTGGATGACTTCACAGAAGCGTACCAAGGCGCACACGACAAGATTAAAACCTATCCGGATGACTTTCATTTGGCTAAGAATCCACAGCGATACCTTAAAAGTCTGTGTGATTTCGTCGAAGAAATCCGCAAAGAATTACCGCAGGATTCGCAATTACAAAATATTATTGATGAAATAGCACAATTGATTGACTCAACGCTGTATCAACTACGCTTTCTTAAATAGGAACGACTATGGCTACCACGATGAACGCAGCACAAAAAATGGCCCAAATGCTGCAACAACGACAAGCTGCGGGTGGAATTAGAGCAATGGATTCTTACAATCCAAACACTTCTACAGCCTCCGTTCCGATGAGAATACCTGCAAATGCAATGCCTTTTAATCCTAACTTAGCAGTGCCAATATCAAACATGGATTATCGCCCTGCGCCATCAGCATTGCCGCAAGGAATGCCGTCTTTCTCACCAAATAACAACCCCGTAAACACGCCAAACACTGGTGGTTTAACATATTTTGATGGTGTCAGACCTGTCATTGGCTCTACAACGCCAAACGCTGGGGGGGTAAATTATTTTAACGGCGTTAGACCTGTTATTGGCTCTACGACTGGGCCTACAGCGCCATTTAACGCACCAATGCCTGTTTTAAAGCCGCAATCAGAGTTTATGCCTGCAATGCAAGGAGTCAGACCGCCAGCAGCACAAGCTCAACCAAGTTACGCTGCGCCACGAGCTAATCCATTTGGTTTTATGAGTCCACAAAAGCCAATGACTCCAGCAATGAATCGTCCAAATCCAATGATGAATACTTTTGGTCAACAAGCAAAGCCAGCAAGCCCATTTGGAATGCCAACACAAAACACTGGCTTTAACCCAATGATGGGTAAAAAAGTATATTGAAGGTGAAATATGAAAGCGGGACTATACGCAAACATACTTGCTAAACAAGAACGCATCAAAGCTGGTAGTGGCGAAAAGATGAGAAAGCCCGGTACGCCGGGTGCGCCAACAGCCAAGGATTTTAAAGAAGCTGCAAAGACAGCTAAAAAGTAGCATATAATTAATCTATCTAAACTCTAAGACAATTGAGCGCCAGATGGAAATCAAAGAAGTATTGGTGTCGGAGCTTATTCCGTACATAAAGAACTCACGCACCCATAGTGACCAACAGGTGGCTCAAATAGCCGCCAGCATTAAAGAGTTTGGGTGGACAAACCCAATACTTGTGGACGGGGATAGGGGAATTATTGCGGGCCACGGAAGGTTAATGGCGGCAAGAAAGCTAGGCTATGAAAAAGTCCCAACGATAGAATTAAGCTATCTCACCCCAACACAACGCAAAGCATACGTCATTGCAGACAACCAACTAGCTATTAACGCTGGCTGGGATATTGAGATGCTAACCATTGAGTTAAACGAATTGCTCGAAGATAAGTTTTCTTTAGAGCTATTAGGGTTTGACGCTGACGAGTTAGCTAAGCTATTGCAACCGGAAGTTGTGGAAGGGTTGGTAGACGAGGACGAAGTACCAGAACCACCACCAGAACCTATTACAAAGCTAGGCGATATATGGATACTAGGCAACCACAGGCTTATGTGCGGGGATAGCACTAGCATTGACGCTGTGGATAAGTTGATGCCAGAAACCGCCAATATGGTGTTTA